TACCGCAGGAGCTGCAGTACCACCAACAGTCACTGTAGCGCCTGTTTTAAAGCCTGTACCAGTTACTGTAATAGTTTCTCCGCCAGCTGGATCTGCTGCTGTAACTGAACCTGGATAAGCTATACTAGCAATAGTAGGATTAATGACAATAGAAGACCAAGTCATAGTACCATCTCCGTTGGACATTAAGAAATATCCATCAGTGCCATTTCCAATTACGCCTTCAAATAATCCAGCTTTTATTTTAGTTTGTGCCATTTATATAGTTTTCCATTGTTTATGCTATTGCTAAATAGATAAAAGTATCTCCTGCTTGATAATTTACACCTGAACCGCTTACTGCAATAGTAAACCCATCAGGATTAAAATCTATTTCATTGTCTCCTGCTGTATTTTCAGCATTAGAAGAATCAGGTCTTAAGCTATATTCGCCATTACCCCTTTGTGAATCCACTATAATCCATTCTTGGTTTTTATTAATATTTTTAACCATAACAAATCTTGGTTGAAATCCACCTGTACCACTTGATGTGCCATCATCAGTAGTGTAAACTCTTGGTGAACCTGCATTACCTGTTGCTGTGTAACTTCCTACCTTCTGATAACCATCTACTGAATGGAAGCAGTAGGCAATCATATCACTTGTGCCTGCAGCAGTATTTGTTGTAAATGTTGTTGAATCAACTGCTGAAAACATACCCGATAAAGACGTGAATGCCCCTATGCCATTTAATGACAAGTAACCATTAGTGCCTGCATCTTTATGGTAGCAAAGCCATATTTGAGCAGTTTCTGTTAGTTTTGTTATAATAAATTCAGGTGCTTGAGAAAGTCCGTGACCTATTGATTCTACTGTATTAGTTTTATCTATTACTTTCACAATACTAAACCCTGCATCTTGATTAGCACTAACTGTTGACGTAATATCCCCATCTGTGTTTGATACTGCTGCACCCCCTGCTTTCCAGCACCAAGAAACATATGTATATCCTGACTGTCCACCTGATTCATCATCTGTCCCAATAGTAAAACCATTAGAATCAAAAGATGTAACACCACTTCTTGTTTGCTCTGCTGTGGTTGAATTTGGTCGCAATGATTTTGTTGTACCTCTTATTGAATCAAATAAAGTATGATTTAATCCGTTACTACGAGATTTAGTCCAAACCAAATCAGGTTGGAATGCCATACCTAAAAAGTTTACGTTGGTAGGTGTTCCGTTGTAGTTTGTTGATGCTATTGTTACAGTATCTATAAGAGTATTATTTCTATAATATTTTAATTCTTGATTATCAAAATCTACCGCAAAACCTATAACATTATTAGTGCTTAAAGTTACACCGCTATTTGTATTTGTTGTAGAGTATTTAAAACTTGTTGTTGCCCAAGAAACATACTGTATTGAATTATTTTTATGAGTATCGTTAAATGGTGCTTGTGCGGTTGTTAATTTAGTTATACCAAAAGACAACTCAACACCTAAAAATTCTAATTCAAAATAATATTTACCTGTATTATAACCATTTGCACTCCATATTGAGTTATAATATGTTCCACTTTTATCCCATTTTTTATTGCTTTCAGATAATGTTCCTTGACTCCCATAATAGTTACTTGGGTCAAATGTTCCTCCCCACTCACTATACCCCGATGGTCTTGAATAGGTAAATTCAGAATCAACACTATTTAATCTTGCACTTGAACTTTGACTGCCACCATCTGTTACATAAAAGTAATGAGTAGGAACTGAAGAAGTACCCGAAGATTCATTAGCATCCTCATCTAACTCATATAAAGCAACACCTGAACCATCTCCAAATATATCAGTAGTTGATTTAGTAGATGAATCGTAGGTTTCTGCTTCTAATGTATCTACTTCACTTTGAGATATTGCTTTGTCAAATATTCTTACTTGGTCTATTTTGCCATTAAAAGAACCCCAAGAACTAACATCTGCATCTCCTATTGTTAAATTATTGCCATTTGCAGGAGTGTGTGTTATAGCCCCATATGAAGTGCCATCAACATAAGGTGTTATGGTATTTGTGCCATCATAGGTGATTGCAATATGATACCATTGATTTAAATTTGGATTTACAGTATTACTAGTCCAAATACCTGAACCTCCTGATGCAAAACCGAAATTAGGACTATCAATTATAAAAGCAACTCCTGCAAAAGGAGAAGAACCATTCATATTAGATAATATTGCAGAAATATTTCCTGCACTTGGTTTTCCTTGTACATTTACCCAAAAAGACCAAGACCAAGCACTTGTGTTTGTCTGTGTTAAAGTTGTTTCAACCTTACTACTACTCCCATTAAAAGCAGCACCCTTTCTTATATACCCTGTTATCTTTTGCGTGCCTCCATTCCCTGTATAGGTTACAGTTTCAAAGTTTTGTAGCGGGTCCGGGGGACCTTCGACTCCTGTATTAACTAATCTTTTCCCAATCATTACATAAAACTTGGTAGTTGATATTCAGCAACCTCTGCTTGTGTTGTTAAAGCGTTTATTGCTGCCTCACGAGCATCACAGTCTGCTTTAAAATTTGCTCTTGCATCTATAACACCTTGTGGAACTGCTTCACCTGTGGCTGTTAATCTAATATAGTACCAATCTGTCTTTTCATATTCAGCGTGGTATAGACTTTTCAATGAAGCTATTTTAGCAGCCTTCATTTCCTCAAGAGTCTGCGTCCATACTTTGTCAATCACAGGGTATGTGAATACAGATGCATCAGCATCCCATATAATGTCTCCAAGACTTTGTGTTGCATTATTATATGTTGGAGTTACTACAGAATAGAATCCAAAAGAAGCTCCGTCTGTGATGTTTAAATGCGTTCCATTTTCATCTGTCCATACCTTTGGTAAGGCAGTAAACTTTTTAATTGTTCCTTCGTATTGTATTGCTATCATACCGCTTCTTGACTTATAGATGCCCACTGTTCAGTTGCACCGTTGGTTGCTACTATTTGAATTAGGTTTGATACTGCTCCGTCATATGTCCCAGATATAACCTTAATTGATGCTGGAAGAGTTAATGTAAAGTCCCCTGTGATTACAAGGTCTTTAACCATTCCAGTTGATACGTTTGAAAATGTCAATGTATCGTTTGCTGTTAATGTTTTAGTAAATACTTGAGCTGTACTAAAGTCTACATCGCTTGCAGATAACGCAGCTGCTGTTGTAAACTCACTTCCAAGTTTGGCATATGATATAGCGTCATCAGCTATTTTATCTGAACTAATAGATCCGTTTGAAATATTATCTGTTACAGCTGTTGGTTCTAATACTGCTGCTGTTACTTTAGTTAGTGCCATGTTATTGTGTTATTAAATCCCAACTTGTTGTTTCTTCATTCCACTCGTATTGCTGTCCATCATCGGGCATAGCTACAGGAGCTTCCCATAGGCAGCTGTTTTCATTTAGCGTCCAGCTATCAAATGGTTTTGGTGGGATAAATGCATCTCTTGCAAAATCATAAGTATATCCTATGCCTGCATAATTTTTTCTAAAGGGAGTGCCACCTTCTGAATGAACTCCCCCTCTTGTGTTATAAGATGTACGCTTGCAAACTTGCTCTCGAATGTTACCATAGTGCATCTCCCAGTTTGTTGGTCCATCTGTTTCGTCTTTACCTACTATTACTTCGGTGACGATGTTTTGCATGTTTAAAAAACTGTAGTGTGCCATCTTTCTAATAATTTATAATTTTTATATTTTTTATCAAATTTTCTATAGCATCTTGAATACATTGTCGTATATTTTATATTATAATATTCCGCTGCTTCTTTTACGCTATTAAATATTTTACCATTTACTGATACTTTCCTTTGGCTTCTCCTTGAATCATCACTTTTAATTTCACCACCAGTTCTGCCTCCTACTGCATCATTTTTTAAATTATATGAATTTTTATCCTCTTTAGCTTTATGGCTTTCTAAATGTAATTTTTCTATCATTCTATAATCATCACCCTCATATAATATGTGTCTTGTAAAATTTTCAATGCCATATTTATTTACCGCTCTATTAAAACAAATACCACTTCCAGTATATCCATCATTAGTAGTTCCTTTATGACTACCAGAATACCACTTTCCATTTAAATTATTAACCCATTTGTAAACGTATCCTGACATTTATTTTATTTATTAACTAAATGTTATTATTCCTGTGCCAGCTGTGAATGTTGTTACTTTGTCTGATCCATCTGTTGCGGTTGTTCCTGTCAGTCCAGCCCCTATTGTTACTGTAAATGTATTTGGATAGCGTAATATCACAACACCCGAGCCCCCAGTGGTATTAACAGTTTGTAAGCCCCCAGTGCTTCCTACAGATGCTGAACCGCCACCCGCACCACCACCAGTATTTGGTGATCCATTTGTTCCAGCTTGTGTACTATAACCATTAATGTCGTGAATAGCTCCGTTTCCGCCACCACCTGTACCTCCTGTTCCAGCATAACCTAGAGAACTTCCACCACCACCGCCAGCGTAATAATTTCCTGTTCCACCAATAATATTAACCTCTAATCCATCTCCACCTTTTATTTGACTGGCACTCGATATATTAGATGATAAAGGGTGTGATCCAACTTGACTTGCACCTCCCCCTCCACCACTTGGGTAGTTATTTAAACCTTGACTATTATTGGTGTTAGCACCTCTATACCCTTGCGTTACTGGGGTTGTAACTGCTAAACCTCCTGCGTAATTAGCTGTGGATGATCCTCCACCGCCTCCAGATCCACCATTTTGGGGGGAACTTTGAATTCCTCCACCACCAGATCCACCCCCACCACCACCGTCTGATGTTATGGTTTGAAAAGTTGAATTTGACCCATTAGGAGCTTGAACATTTTGACCTCCCCCTGCGCCACCTGCTCCAATTGTTAAAGCATAGCTATCACTAGTATTTAAAGTTAAAGCTGATTCATTATGACCATTTAAAACTGATGAATTTGCGTAGGAAGTTCTCAAACCTCCAGCACCGCCTCCTCCACCAACATAACCTGCTCCAGATCCACCTCCAGCAACTACTAAATAATCTACTGTTAAATTTACCACAGGAGCTGCGATTCCAGCTACTTCATTAGCAATTAACCAGCCTTTAGTAGCGTCTGAATAAACTAATGTTTTTGATACTTTGTTTTTAGATAATACTAAATCATCAGTAGCACCTTCTATATTATCACTCGATGTAATCGTAATATTATTTGTAGCAGCGTTAGCCCCATGGTCAATAATAGAAACCTCTTCGCCGGCGCTTGGTGAACTTGGAAGTGTAACTGTAATTGCAGCACTT